CTCTGCTAGTTCTTCTACACTACAATCCACCGTGGTCTCTCTGTCGCAGTTCACGCATTCAACAAGGTAGTAGCCACCTTTGATTCGGTAGGTGTTTGTCTGGTTACTTCCACACACAGGGCAATTTAGCTCCATGATATCATCCTTCCCACATATGGGCGCATTAGTGCGAAGCTTTCCCTATTTGTATGAGATTAGAAAAGCGGGTTTGCTTAAAGCCTACTCCATGCACTGGAATAAAGACCGATGCAGTAGCTTTCCCCTGTGTGCCATTGCATGCTGTGCAATCGATACAGGTTAGTTTTTTCCCCGCTTGCTCCGATGCGGGGCACAAAAAGGCCCCTTGGGGTTTCCCTGAGTAACCCTGAGGTACCACATAGAAAGCTCGCCAACCTAAAGCCTTTGCCTCTTGATACTCTGCATCTGTATCACATGACGCCATAGTGAAACGCTGGAAGGGAGCAAAAGGTTCTGCTTTCCATTGGTGTGTGTATCCCGTCCAGTTATGTGCACAGTCTAGGATGGTTTCCCACGTTGCAAAAGGGATAGCTGCGGGGTCTCCGTATGCCCCTAATCTCACGATACGTCCGACAAGTAGTGTGCGGGATTCTTGCAGGGTAAGATGCGGATATCCCCCCCGTTGATATGCCCTGTACACTTGTAGAGGACCGTTCTCTAGTCGTACATAACATGTCCCCAAGGTACGATGAAGACAATCCCCACACACACTAGCATCTAACCCCCGCTTATGTGCTATCACTGGGTTTTCTTCCTTGCGGAGTATGTAGGTCTGTATCATTGCACCTGTCTTCGTGTTTGTCCGCGTCTGTTTCAATCCCGTTGCAATGCCTAGAATCGGTTTCCCATCAAGCATGCTAGGCCCATCATAAAATACAAACCCGTTGTGTTTCACAGGTAGATCCTTTCTATGTGTGGAAGAATCAGGTTAATAAAAATCCGCTGGATAATCGCAAGCCACCTTGACAGACCTATTCTTTAGGCTGATTTTTACGTTGAGGATCATTCCTTCCTCTGCATACTTCAGTACCCTGTCTGCTTGCTCTTGAATCGGCCTGAACAAATCCCACGCTACCATACAGGCCCCTATGCGCCCGTATCGCCGTGAAGCTTTCATGTATCCGCGCGCTATCCACCGTGCTATGCCTTCCTGATTCTCTTCACTAGGCTGGATTTCCTCTTCTCGGTGTCTAAATTCATTCATGGCAATCCGCACAATTTCACGGCATTGATCCATGAGCCTTTCGTCATGAGATACCCCGCACGGTTTCAGTGATGTCCGCCTGTCGCGGTATACGTGATGCGCCCATACCTGAGGAAGATCGGCGGCAATATTCTCTTCAGGACTGCTGTTGCTGAATAGTCCCCCGTTCCCGCGTATCCAAAGAGCAGCACCCAAGGCGAGAAACTCCCCCTCTGCTTTCCCGTCGTCATGTGGGAAATGCTCTAGAATGTCATGTGCCACTGTCATTCCTACTAAAGGTTCGCCTTCAGGGTACCACTTAGGTTTAAACCCTAGTGTGCCGTAGTCTTCATGCCGCTCTACTGTAAATTGGTAGGTTTTCATGGGTAGATCCTTTCTATACATGGAAGGTTACAAGCATAAAAAACTGATCAGAAGTACCCATAGAACAAACCCCAAGGCTAACCCGCGAGTAATGCCTAGGATTGCATCTAGGTTGTCCGTCTGGTGTGTGTTAGGTTTCATGTTATCCTCTTTGACCTAAGCCAATGCCATGTGTTGTTCCCGCTTAGAGCGGGTGATTCTCCGTTCTTCTCTCAGTTCCTTTGTGCGTTTCTCTCGCCAGTGGTCTATGCTAGCTTTTGCCTCTTCAATCGGGTACTCCCAGCGTTTGCTATATCCCCTGCTATCATCGGGATAGAAACCCCAGCAAGAGTCGATTTCTTCGCCGTCTGGATTCTCAGCAATAAACCCGACAATATCCCCTCGGAAGTAGCTATCAAGCGTTTTGATTTCCCCCTCTAAGCATTGCTCCGCTTTCTTCCTGACTGCTTTTGTGAATCGCTTCTTTCCCCACTCCTTTACCGCTTTCTCTTTCGTACACCAGATAATCCCGCATTGTCCGCTATCCCAAGGGCACCCGAAAGGCCCAGTGCGTAAGGCTATCCCACTGTGAATGTAGGCATACACTGGAAGGTATACAACGTCTTTGCGCTGGGTAATCTCCCTAATTTCCTCTGAGGTGGTCCGCCGATCTCCTAAGTTATAGCGGGAAGAGGTATAAAGGATTTCCCCTACGTTGTTCCACTCCCTAGGGCTTTCAGGGTCTTCGTCCTGCACTAGCTTAATGGTGCACCTTTTGTACGTGATGGTCTCCATGGCCTATCCCTTCCTTTCTAGTGTGCCAATATCACACCGCGTTTCCCTGTCTGCCTCATACCAATACACCGCTACGAAGAATGGCGAGAGGAGTTCCACTACTTCGCCGGTTTCACCGTTGCGATTGACTACCTTGCTACCTAGGCTAAAGCTCTTCATGCTTGTCTCCTCATTCGTGGTGTAGTTTTGATATTGGGTGTGATTGGGCCATAGGTGATGATGATTGAAACCAACGGTAAGTAAATCGCTGTGCAATTCTGCCAGCCACCCAGTACAGACCGTTGTGAGCGTCTGATACCTCGAAGGCCTAGTGTGTTTCTTGAGTAGAAAAGGTTCATAGCGTCATTCTCCTTTGGTTGGGGTAGTTCTTTTCTTATGGTTGTATCCCGCCATGTAATCGGGTTGGTTTGGGAAACGTGGTTCAGGTCTTCCTAGCATTGAATCTTCTTTCCCCATCTTCATCCATTCCCGCCATGTAGCCCATACCTTACCGTTTGCATCGATTCTCATAGTGTCTACTCCTTGGTTAGGCCCATTGCTGCATCATACCCACTCATGGAAGCAATCCATATGCCATGCGAAAACTACTGATAACTCCGCGTTATTCCTCAGGTTACGCCTTAGGCTACTTTGTGCGGGTGTGGTATCAATCCCACAAGTGTGTCATTGCCATGTGTGGAAAGTGCAACAAAGACTATGCCCTGAGGTTATTCTACGGATACTTGACTAGGTTACTGTAGATTGAAAACGCATTGATACACCCGATGTCAGAAAGACATGCGAATGTACCACATTGTTGAGTAATCTAGTCGGGAATCGAAAAAATAAGGACCGATAGGGCTTTATAGCCTTGTCGGTCCTGTGAAACGGATACAATATCCCTTGGTTAGCCAATGATTACAAGGGTTTATGTGTCTTTGTTGCTGGGTTTGTTGCTTAGTTATCCACAAATCGGGGTTTCCTGGTGTCTATGCAAGTCTAATGCCCAGCGTTGTCAACAGGTTATGAACAGGGTACCCACATGGGGGAAGCCGGCAGCGATGCTATAGGCGGTACCCTAAGACATTTTTTCGCCAAATTATCCGCGCTGTTCTGTGTGGTCTGCCTGAGGTACAATCGAGGTCGTCTACTCTCGGGGAATGCAGCCCTTCCGGGCGTCCTACCTACCCTCGCTTCCCTCTCCCTCAGGTGACCTTCACAGAACACCAACAGGATAACCAGTTGCTAACATCTTCCGAGTTACCCTCAGAATACCCTCAGGAAACGCTGCCGTGCCCCTACGAGCGACGATCTCATGAAACCCGATGTAACCCTCAGGGATCGCTATTGGGATGCACCTGAGGGTCATTGATCGTTATTAAGCTGGGTCGTATGTGGCCCGGAACACATCGTCCTTGCAGGCGTACCGCTCACCCTTGACTCCGGTGATAATCCAATCACCAGCCTCATAGGGGATGTCTATGCCATGCAGAACATCATGGACCGATCCGGCCACAGGCATTTGAACTGCTTGGATAACCACAGGTTTCTTCCGATAATCACTCATTGAGGTCTCTTCTCACGCGATACGGGCCTATGTTGACGAGGCCCATCTGTTGGTCGATCTCACTGGACTTCACGATCTTTGCAGGTCGTTTACGTGCCCCACAGGTTAAACTGTGGAGGTAACCTTGGTCATGACTATAGCTACAACCACAGTCTTTACAGTGGTATACCTTCAATCTACTTCCTTTAGGTTCTTCTTGTAGTCGTCTGGTCTTCAGGTGTAACTATAGAAGTAACCTAAGAAATAACTATATAATAACTATATAAAATTATATAAGTAACTATATAGTATCTATAGAGATACATGCCCCTCTACAGGTCCAACCCATTAGACTTCAACGACGATTTCCAGAGTAATTACGCGAGGTTGCCCATCGATTGTTCGGTGTCCTCCGATTCCCACCAAAGACTTGTTGACGAAATCGCTTCAGTTCGTCGTTCAGGTCTTTGGCGGACTGCATCTTTTTGGATTCTTCGATGTCCTTCGACATCTGCTCGACCCAATACGCAATCGCCATAGCCAAGGCATCCAGCCGGTCGTCATGGGCCAGGGCACCCCGCTCCTTGGTGATCCGGGTTAACTGGTGGATCAACTGGTACTTGTAAGCGTGGTCACTTCCCCGCTCTTGGGTCGAGTCGTAGTCGGCCTGGATGACGGAGCGGTCGATGATGAGCTTGTGTTGGTTCATCACCGGCTCAAGGGTGTCGATGATCCGCAGTTCCTTCTGCTTCGAGTGCTTGACTTCCTCCACGAAACAGGGGTGGGACTTCTTCAAGACCGGCTTAAACAACGCTGTGAACATCCCGTCTCCGAAGTTCTCTTCAATGACGATGTGATTGACTTGGAACTTCGCGGCCATCTTCGCCAAGACCTCAAGGTTCTCCTCCTGGTAGCCCCCGGAGAGACCCCCGCAGGCCACCACGAAGAGTTGCCCGTTGAGCATCTTGACAACGGCGTAGCCTAGCTCGTCCGCACCCCGACCGCTCGGGTCGATAGCCATGACGCAGCCGGTGTAGGGAAGCCACTGAGCTTGTCCCTGAGGTCCACTCCCGGCGAACGCCATGGGCTTGTAGAACTTGTCCCCGGTCATCGCCACGTTCGGGAGATCGTTGATGATCAACTCGGAGTCTGCGGCCCATACGACGTGCTCCGGGGCGCGATCCGGGTTGATGTCCATGACGATCAGATCGCGGACCTTCAGGGGGAACTTCTCGATGTCACTGAGGGACGTGTTGAGCATGAACTGAAGGGCGAAGCCTGTTTTGCCGTAGCTGGCTTCTCGCTTCTTCAGGTCGAAGTCGTTGAACCGCCCCGGATCAGTGGGCTGACCCTCCTTCAGGCGACCCTCGCGGATCGCATTCAGAATGAACGGGGCGAGCTTATCCCCGAAGTATGGAAGGTCTTTCTCCTTCGGCACGCGGGCGGTCCACACATGGACACGGAAACCGCGCTCGGGGAGTTTGTTGTAGACACTCTGTTCGTGCTGCGGTGTCCCCAAGAAGACAATGCGGCATCCCGGCTCAGGCTTGATGATGGCGTCGAACTCCTTGATCTGCTCCGCGAGCTTGTCACGCATCATCTGCGTCTGTGAGTTCGCCGGCACTTCGATGTCATCCGCGACGATCAGGTTGGCGCGGCTCCCGGTAAGCTGCGAGGTGATCCCGAGGGATTTGACGGAGGGTGCGTGCGAAGCTGGGGCCGGTCCTACGTCGAAGCTGATCTTACTGTCCCGCTGTTCATCGCGCGGAGTGAGGTGCCGCAGTATGGGCATCTCCTTGATCAGCCGCATGACGAAGGTACTGAAGTCGTCGGCCCGCGTCTTCGAGGCGGAGACCACGAGGATATTCCAATCGGGGTGGTGGTCGAGTGTCCAACAGACGAAGGCACTGGTGATCCACGACTTCCCCACCCCACGGAACGCCTCGATCATGTCACGGTCGGTACCGTGGGCGAGGGCCTGTGCGATGTCGTATTGAATGGGGGTTGGGGCAGGGAGACGCAGATGTTTCCAGACGAGGTAGAGGAAGTTCCTAAAATCCTTCGGGGTCTTCGGTTTGTAGTCGTGCATCAGATTGGATCTGTAGGTGGGCCGGGAGACCATCTAGTTCCTGTAGGTCTTCCACGAAGGGGAGAGCGTCAGTCACCGGGGGTTTCTCGGGATCGATGTCGAGCGGATCACGGTCGATGCCATTGTCCCTGAGGAACTGACGGATCGTGTTATACATCGCGGGGGAGGGCCGCTTGAACACCGGCTTCCCGCTG